CGAAACAAATGATTTTATACAAGGTCTGCAATCTGCGACAAATGTCAGTGAAGATCAACTCATACCGGCTTTACAACAGTTGATTGCCCAAACAAATGATTTAGAAACATCTCAATCACTTTTAAAAGTTGCCTTAGATGTCAGCGCAGGTACAGGCAAAGACTTAAATGCTGTTATAGATGCGATTACAAAAGCGGCTGTAGGCAATACTAAATCTATTGGCTCTTTGGGTGTTGGTTTTACAGCTGCACAAGCCAAAGCCATGGGCTTTACAAAGGTTATGCAATCATTGGAAAGATTTACAGGTGCAGCCGAGGCACAAACTTTAACCTTTGATGGCCAATTAAAATCTTTTAAAATCAGTGCAGGTGAAGCATCTGAAACTCTTGGTACAGGGTTTATTACAGCTTATGCCATTATTGCAGGTGGCCGGCCATTGATACAAGATTTAGGTAGAGACTTAGAGACTGCCGCTACTCAATTTAGCAATATTTTTGTTGGCATAGCTGCAGTTACAAAGGAAGAAGGTCTTGGCATATATGGACAATTGGCAAAGGTACTACTACAAGGTTTAGTGGGCGACACATCTGCTCTTGAAGCTTTAGAAAAAGCTGGTATCAAAGCTATTAGCAACGAAAAAATTACCGCTAATCAGCGTGAAGATAGAATTAAGAGTAGTAAAAGAATATTGACATTTGATGAGATTATAGCCGATATACAAAAAAAGATTTTGGCTGCAGAAAAACTAACTACAAAAGAGAAAAAAGCCCAAGCGGACTTAGACAAAAAAAGACTACAATTACAAAGTTTGTTTGACTTAGATAAGATCAATTTACAAGCCGCCCTTAGCCGTAAATTAAATGCTGAGGATGAATTGCGTGTAAGAATATTACAAAAATTAGCAGATGGCACTGCAAAGGCTGTTGATGAAGCTCAACGCTACGCAGATGTTTTGAAGATAATTGAAGATGGAGTAATCACTACAACTGAAATTGATGAGCTAGCAAAAAAATGGGGCATGACTACTGCAGGCGTTACCTTATACATTCAAGAATTATTTAAAGCCAATGATGAGATAAGAAAAATGCTAGCCTTGTTAAATCAAAAACCTACTGTAATTACACCGGCTGTTGTCCCTACTGCAGAAAAATATCCTGAAAGTTTCAACAAAGATTTGATAGAGGCTTTTGGATTGTTCTCTGGTATAAGCGTTGCAGGTCTAAACAATATGCCACAATTGGCTGAGGGTGGCATTGTCAATAAACCAACCATAGCAATGATAGGTGAGGCAGGGGCGGAAGCGGTTGTGCCCTTAGATCGCATGGGCAGCATGGGTACAAAAGTAATTGTAAATGTTCAAGGCTCTGTTATCTCTGAGGGTCAATTGCAATCTGTTATACAAGATGTTTTGTATAACTTAAACCGCACCGGTGCAGTTACCCAGTTAGCAAACCTAGGTAGATAATGCCGGCGGCAGTATTTAAGGCTGAGATAGATTTTAGCAATGGAGCTTCCTTTGATCCGGCTCTTGTGCTAGATGATGTCAATACACCTTTAGATTCATCTGTATTAGGCACTGCCGCTGCAGATGTTGTAGATATAACTGATTTTGTAACGCAATGCTACATAAGGCGTGCCTTTAATAGATCATCTGACTCATTTATTGGTGGCAGTGCAAAAATAGTTTTTGTTGATCAAACAGGTACTTTTAATCCTGCTAATACTGCATCATCTCTGTTTGGCAAGATTAAACCTATGCGTAAGATTCGCATGACTGCAACCTTTAACAGCGTTAGCTACAGCCTTGGATCTTTTTATGTACAGGATTGGAATTACCAAAGTCCTACAGGATTTGACCCGGCTTATGTGACACTAAATTGTGTAGATGGTTTTCAGTTGCTCAACCTCACTACCTTGACTACAGTCAGCGGTGGCACTGCCGGACAAACTACAGCGCAAAGAGTCACAAGCTTGCTTGATGCCGGAGATTGGCCGGGCGGCATGAGAGAGATCTCAACTACAACTACTACTACAGTGCAAGCTGATACTGGAGCATCAAGATCTTTATTAGCATCTTTGCAAGAGATAGAGCAGACAGAGGCCGGGGCTTTGTATGTAGATCAAAGAGGCTTTATTAGGTTTATGTCAAGGACAGACATCATCACTGACTCTGGAGCAGCTCTTACAAAATTCTCAGATGTCAATGGATCAGGTGATATTACCTATCAAAATGTAGAGTTTGATATATCTGACTTCCAAATGATTAACAAAGTCACAGTCACGCCGGCAGGATTGACAGGGCAGACAGCTCAAGACTCTACAAGCATTGATGATTATTTTCAGCATAGTAGGCTTAGATCAGGCATCATGCAAACAGAGGCAGATGCCTTATCTCAGGCTCAAATGATTATTGCCTCACGCAAAGAGCAGGGTGTTAATATACAACTTAACTCTTTGACTGTAGATGCCTATAGTCAAGATGATCCTGCAAGGACTACGGCGGCTTTGGAGCTTGACATTTTCAACCCCATTGAGGTTACACAAACCTTACCTGCAGGCAATGTGGTCAGTGATAGCGTTATATCCGGTGTACAATATCAAATCACACCCAATTCTTTTCTTGTAACATTTTCATGCGCTCAACCCTTTGCGGTGGGTTTTTTGCTAGACTCAGCCGTAGATGGTGTACTTGATGAAGATATTTTAAGCTACTAGGAGATACATGGCAAAGCAATCTTTTGTTACTGGACAAGTCCTTACCGCCCAACAAGTTAATGATCTACAAACCAATGACTTTAACCAAACTGTAAGTGCCAAGACTGCTAGTTACACTCTTGTGGCGGCAGACAAAGGCACACGCATTACTATGAGTAGCACAAGTAGTACAACAATTACAGTGAATACAGGTTTGTTTGAGGCAGGTGATACATTATTTATCCAAAATCTAAATACAGGTGTTTCTACAATTACAGCTGGTACTGCAACTGTAGATACTGCTGCATCATTAGCACTAGCTCAACATGAGGGCGGAATTTTATACTTTACATCCGCTGGAGTATCTACTTTTTTTAAGTCGGCTGGGGGTGCTAGTGGTAGTGCTAACTGGTCATTATTAAATGCAGGCGGAACAGCATTAACTGGAGCGCAAACTGTTACTGTGTCTGGTATTTCTGGTAAAGATAAAATTATGGTGTTGGTAGATGGTGCCTCATCAGCAAGCGCAGGCAGCCTTATTTATGTTAGATTAAACACCGACACGGGAAGTAATTATTATATTTATGGGGGTGATTGGTATAACCCTGCTACTTATGCTGCGTCTAATAACAACGCAATAAGCGGATCAGGCGTAGGTTTTCGTTTGGCATTTATGTCAGCAAGTGCAACATCAACAGTAAGTGGTTATGTGCTATTAAGCGGCTGTAATGCTGCTGGCGTTAAAGTTATGAATGCTGCTGGAGCGGCAATGGCAGCTACTAGCAATAATCACCAAACTTATGTGACTGGCGGATATTACAATTCATCAAGCACTATTTCAAGCGTGTCAGTATTTTCTTCAAGTGGAAATTTAGATGCAGGCACAGTTTATGTTTACACAAGCGCATAAGGAGAAAATATGAAAATAACAGAAAAAGAATTTAATGCGATAACTGGTGAAACTACCATTACCGAAAGAAATGAAACTGTTGCTGAAAAAAAAGAAAGAGAAAAATTAGAAGCAGACGTTACAAAAGCCCAAGCTGAAGCCGAAGCAAGGGCGCAAGCCAAAGCGGTAGCCGAAGGCAAACTTGCAGCACTTGGTTTAACTACCAATGATTTAAGGGCTTTAGGTTTATAGCACAATCTTGAGGAAGTGTGTAATGAATGGCAAGAATTATTGAGCTAACAAGTCCTAATGGATGGCCGGCTAGTGAAGATCGTAAAGCCATAGGCATACAATCTTTTGTTGTAGCCGGCACATCTCTTAAAATTGCATGCGCAAAAGATGTAGCACCAATACTTGTTGCTTTTTGCAAAGAGTTTCATGAGCTTGTAGAGCCTATTGATAAAGGTCAATTAGATGACTGGGGTTACGCCTTTAGGATGACCAGAGGATCAGATAAGGTTTTGAGCAATCATTCATCCGGTACAGCTGTAGATTTAAACGCTACAAAACACCCTTTAGGTAGGTCAAATACATTTACAAAAGAGCAAACAAATACTATACAATTGCTTTTAGTTAAGTATGGCTTGGCTTGGGGCGGTAACTATAAAAAGCGGAAGGATGAAATGCACTATGAAATAGCCATGAC